TCATGTTATAGAAAATGAAGATAAAAATTTTAAATCATTTACTAAAAATAGATATGCAGTCATTGTACCAGAAAATGATTATGCATCAAATATAAGACTTCATAATAGTTCTGTAACAAATTTGAAACTTCATAAAAGAAAAAATTCAACAATTGACAGTATCTCTAATATGAACATACCACTAGATGTATTTAAACATATTAAAAATAGTTTTTCAGTAAATGGAATTGGTGCCGGATTTAATTGGGTTGTGCCTTCTAAAACTTTATTGGCATTTATGATGTTAAAAACTCAAAGAAGAAATGTGGGGGAAAGTTGGAGTGAAGAATTTAATATAAATGCCTATGATTCAGTTGATGTGAATAATCTTAGACCGGTGAGGGGTTCTGTGGGTGCATTTAGTCCTATGCTTGGTAGTTATTGGTCTTCTACTATTGTTAATGGAACAAAAGCAACTAAACCATTGATGTATACACATAAAAGATTACGAAATGAAAGTTCTAATGCAAGGATGATGGGTGACAGGAATCCAGATATTGTTAGTGCTTGTGAATTAAGCATGAGTAAACGCATAAGACTTGCTCTTTTGGTGAAAATAGGATAATTTTACTTGACATTGAGTATATGTGTTGTATAATTTATTGAAACGGCTATCCTTTATTATGGAGATATGATGGAAGAAAATAAGAAACCCCAATTTAGAAAAGTAGCAGTAGACCCCAATCAACGAGGGGTTAAAAAGGCTTTTAGTATGGTGCAAAATTTTGCAATAGCATTGGCATCAAGAAATTTAAACAACAAGAAAATCAATAAACCCATTAAGCAATTAAGAGTATTAAGTTGTTTTGGTAATTCTGGTGTGGGTGGTGAACTTCCTCCTTGTGAATATCTAGAACAAAGTAAAATCGACCCAACAAAACATATTTGTGGTGGGTGTGGATGTGGGGATAGAGAGCAAACCTTTTTGGTAGCAGAATCAGAAGAATATGGTAAATTAGACTATCCAAAATTAGCATGTCCCATACAGATGCCTGGTTTTACCAATTATATTGTGAGTACACCCGATGAGGCAGAAGAACCTGTAACCCGAAAACATTATATTGAAAATATCGATTATGGTAATATTCAAGAGTTAAGTGTGGTTGTTGGCGAAGGATATCATCCCGAAGAACAAGAAAATCACCCACCAGAAGAAAAACCAGAACAGCCAGAATAAACAAATAGGTTCTTATCTCTGTGCCTTTATATATATTATAAAGATATAGGAGTTTTTTAATGGCAAACCTCACATCAAAAGATGAGTTAATCGATTATTCTTTACGAAAATTAGGCTCACCTGTTATTGAGATTAATGTTGATCGTCAACAGTGTGAAGACAGGGTAGACGAAGCATTGGAACTTTGGCAAGAATACCATTTTGATGGTTCTGAAAAAGAAATATTTACTCACAAAATTACACAAACGGACAAAGACAGAAAATACTTTGACTTGAATGATTTAAACGACGCTGTTGGTGCAACTGGCAGTAGAATTACTGGAAAAGACATTCTCAGTGTTGTTAGAATATTCCAATTTGGTGAATTTGCAAACATTAATATGTTTGATGTTAGATATCAAATGGCACTAATGGATTATTTTGGAATCAATCGTGGACTTGGATTTAATTCGAGTATGGGGTTAGCAAGATATGATTCAACAAAACGATATATCAATATGATTCAGGATTTTTTCCAACCAGAAAAGCAAATTCGATTCAATAAAGTAACGAACAAATTAAATCTTGATGCAGACTGGGTGAATGATATAGTCAAAGATAGATTCATATTAATTGAAGCATATGTCCGAATATCACCCGATTCTTTTTCAGAAGTATTTAACAATATATGGATGAAGAAGTATTTAACAGCACTTATTAAAAGACAATGGGGTGCAAACATGTCTAAATTTGAAGGTGTCCAATTGCCTGGTGGGGTTTCGTTAAGGGGAGATGCCTTACATTCTGAAGCAAATGAAGAAATTCAGAGACTTGAAGAAGAATTACGATTATCATATGAAGAACCCATAGACTTTTACACAGGATAATAAATGGCTCGAAATCCGCATTTTAAAGAATATTCTGGAGAACAGGATGCAGTAGAAGACCTTACCATTGAAATCATTAAAACAATGGGTAGGGACATGGTATATATTCCTAGAACTCTGGTAAATAAAGATGAACTTTTTGGTGAAGATACTTCGTCAAAGTTCGATGACGGTTATGAAGTTGAAATGTATATTCAATCTATCGATGGGTTTGAGGGTGAAGGAGATATCCTTGGTAGATTTGGTATTCAAATAAAAGACAGAATAGAATTAGTAATTTCTAGAAAAAGATTTGAAGAGGCTGTCGGTTCATATGAAAATATTACTCGTCCAAAAGAAGGAGATTTAATCTTCTTTCCTCTTAGTAATACTTTGTTTGAAATTAACTTTGTCGAACACGAAAATCCTTTTTATCAATTAGGAAAACTATTTACATATAAACTTTCATGTGAGGTGTTCACATACAGTGAGGAAGTTATTGATACTGGTTATAGTGATGTAGATAAAATTGAAGAGGAAAGAAAGAAATTTGCTATTGAACTAGAACTTGGAACAAGAATAAGTACTGCAACCTATACTAATTACTTTGAAGGTGAAACAATCTTTCAAGTTCTGGGTGTTACTGCCTCTGGTCTTCCCAATGCTACTGCAACTGCGGTTGTTACAGATTGGGATGCATCGACTACTAAATTGACTGTAACAAATATTGTAGGAACATTATCTACTGCAACTAGTGAAACTGTTAAGGGTGCAGTATCTGGTGCGGAATATGAACTTAGCAATACAACTACTACTACTCTAATAATTCCAAATGAACCAGAGGATGGTGAAGCAATGGGAGATGGAGATAATATTGAACTACTAAGAGACCAAGATGATATAGTTGACTTTACTGAAACTGATCCATTCAGTGAGGGAAATTTCTAGGGTACACTTTTTATATATAGTATGGAGATTTAAAATGAAAGAAAAATATGGATTTGTTTATATTTGGTATGATAGGAAGCATAAGAGATATTATATTGGGTGTCATTGGGGAACAGAAGATGATGGATATATTTGCAGTTCTCCGTGGATGAGGAAATCACATAAAAGAAGACCATCCGATTTCAAACGAAGAACATTAAAACGAATACATTCAAATCGGCAAGAATTATTAGATGAAGAATATAAGTTTTTATCTATGATAAAAGATGAGGAGTTGGGGAAAAGATATTATAATTTAAAAAATCATAAAAGTGTTTTTTGGCATGCCGATGACAAAAAACGAATGTCCGTAAATCAAAAAATATCAAGAGCATTGTTGGAATCGTATAAGAAAAATCCTAAAACAAACGAGTCGAAGCAAAAAACCTCGATAGCAATGAAAGAATACTACAAAGAGAATCCAAGAACACCAGAACACTGCAAAAAGATTTCCGAAAACAGCAAACGACTACAAAAAGAAAAGAAAATCGGGACGCACGGAATGAAGCACACACCCGAAACTATTGAGAAAATGAAGCAAAACAATGCGATGAAGAATCCAGAATATGTGGAAAGGGTGCGACTATCTAAGCAAGGTATAAAATACCTAAATAAGAATGGTAAAAGAAAGATGGCAGTTCCAAATACGGAAAAATGGAATGTTCTGGTCGAACAAGGATATAAAGAAGGTTACTAATGTTTACACAATTCTATAATGAAGCAATTAGAAAATTAGTAATTGGTTTTGGTTCTTTATTTAATGATATCAGAATTGTTAAAACAAATCCTGATGGGGTTGATGAAACCATTCGTGTTCCATTATCATATGGACCTAAAGAAAAATTCTTAAGAAGAATTGAAGAAAGCAGTAGTATCTCTAATACTTCAAAGGTACAAATAACTCTTCCTAGAATTGGATTTGATATAACTGGATTTGCTTATGATTCTGGTAGAAAGACTAATAAACTTAGAAAAAGAAAAGTAGAGGCTGGAGATGGATTGGGTTATTCTTATAATTATAATGAAGTTCCGTATTTAATTTCTTTTGGATTATATGTTTTTACTAGAAATCAAAATGATAATCTTCAAATAATTGAACAAATATTACCATACTTTTCTCCAGAATTTGTTGTATCTTTTAATATGAATTCTGTGAACAAAAAGGTAGATGTTCCTATTGTTCTTAATGGAGTATCGACAGTTGATGAATATGAAGGTGATTTTGATAGTAGAAGAAATATAACTTCGTCTTTTGAATTCAGTGCAAAGTCATACATATATGGACCGGTAAAAACAGGAAAGATTATTCTTACATCCG